GCAAACGGTCGCCAGCACAACAGAGCGCGGTTCCTCCCGGTCACGGCGACCGTGGAGCGTGTACCACTCCGCTAGGGCCGCTTTTGCGGTTTCAAGATCGCCAGTGCCGAGTGATGCTCTGCGAGTCTGTCGCGTTTCGGCGTCGAACCATGTTCGGCACCACTGCGGGCTGTTAGGCCGTCGGCTGAGCCAATACTCGCCAAGCTCAAATGGCCGTTCGTCTGAATTTTTGGACATGCGGGGACCTCATTCCTTTGCAAATAATCGAGAATATGTTGTTCGGTGTACCGGGGACGGCCTCCAATTTTGACATAGGCAATTTCGCCACGGCTGCGGATGCGCCGCAACGTGTCAGCCGACATCCCCAGCCGCGCGGCTGCCTGCCTTTCGGGCAGTAGCTCCGGGAGCTTGAGGATGTCGGCTGACATCGGATTGACCTCAGAACGTACCGTTGAGGCGGACAGCGACATCCGGGCTAGGGTTAGCGGCGGCTTCCGTCGCCACGCCCAGCTTCGTATTGCCGCTGGCAGTCTTATTCACGAGTCCGGTGGCGGAATCGTAGTAGACGACATCACCCGCCGCGATGGCGAGCGCCGACACCTTGGGCAGGCGGAAAACGCCGACCGTATCGACATCGACAGGCGCGCCGTTCGCCGCGTCGCCATTGGCAACGCCGATGATCGACCCGACGGCGACCACTTCGCCGGAAGTGATTTCCGCCGGAGCGGTCAGAGTGAGCGTGTTGCCCGGCTGGATATAGTTCTTCATCTCAAAGTCCTTTCGAGGTGCGAAAGATGATTGTGGAGGGTGGCCGACCGCCGCTCAGGTTCGCGATTTCCCGGTCCAGAGCCGCCAAGGCGGCCCGCATTTCCGAACCTGAGGAAAAGGCGACCTCCTCCCCGTTCTGGTCCCGGAACGAACGGATTCCGTCGGTCAGGGCCTTGAACAGGGAGTCGCGCCGTTGCTGGAGGTCGGCCAAGGTCGCCATTACAGGTCGTCCTCACCCAGATCGTGATAGGCCCCGCGCCAGTCCACGGCCCCGCAACCGAAGTCGAGGACAACACGGAACTCCCGGCCAAGGACCTCCCAGCCGTCGCGGCTGGCAATCTGCGGTCCCTGTGCGGACGACAGATAGGCATATTCGAGGACGGGCAGCATCGCCGGGTCGGCGAACACGTACCAGTCATCCCCGGACAGGCGCGGTTCGATCAGCAGCGTCATTTTGCCGGAGAACGGATTCTGGTCGTCCACCTTGGCGGCTGCCAGTTCTGCCAGCAGTTTTTCAAAGGTCGTTTCCAGTTCCGGCGCGGCAAGGATGAACTTGGGCGTCGCGCTGATCGGAGACACGCCGTCCAAGCCGGTCTGACGGCGAAGCGCCAGCCGGGCAGCCGACAGCGAGTCCACGTCGGGAGCCGCGCCAGTTACCGACAGGTTGCCATGCGCGGCGGAGAACAGAGCGTTGCCGTCCTCCATCACGGGGTTGCCGGTCAGCAGTGAGACAAGCTGGTCCGCTTCCGTTTCGGCGGCGGCCCGGCCCATCATTTCCGCCCAGCGCGCGAACGCGCCAAGGTCGTCATTAATGATCGCCTTGCGGGACAGGTTGAACATGCCGCCAAACGTCTCCAGCGAATAGCCTTCCTTGGCTTCGCCGGTCGTCAGGGCCTTGATCTCCCCGGCCTCCGTCACCTTTTGCAGCTTGCCAAACTCGCCCAGCTTGAGGAGCGACATGGGGCGGAAATCGTCCGCCGTCCGCTGGCGCGCCAGTTGCTTGAGTTGCGATTCCGCTGCCCGGTATGCGGGCATGAGAATCCGGTTTCCGGTCGCCGTCAGCAAGTTCGGGAAATCGCTGGTCGTGTGGAGCGCGCGGGTAAGCACCTCCTCCCGGCCAAGCGTGGCAATGCCCGCCTGCCCGGAACGCTGGAGCGACTGGCGCGCCATGTCGGACATGCCAAGCGACATATAGGCCCGCGCCCCATCGCTGGGTTCGGTCCCCATCGCCCGGCAGGCGAGAGCTTCCGCCATGCGGTCCTGCACCACGGCAGGATCATCGCCCGACGGCCCGACGCGGATATTCGAGACCGGGACGCTGCGACGTTGCATTTCAGCGAACACGGCGGAACGGGCCTCCTCTACGGTCGCCTCACGGTCGATCAGATCGTTCGCGAAGGCGGCTGGCAGGCGCGCATAGGTGACGGCGCTGCGAATCTGGGCATTGGTTTCAGCCCGCGTTTCGTCTTCGGGCGGGTCGGAAATGATTTCCTGCTGCCCCGTTTCAATTTCATCTTCCATCGTTTGACTCCTGATGGTGGCTTGTTTGTCGGCGGGGACCGCAACTAGGGATACCTCCACGATTTCGAGACTGGTCACGTTTCGGACCAGTTGGCCCGAACGTACATCGCGAGGTGAATCTGTGAATTTGCGGACACGGTAGCCGATACTGATCCCGGTCAGTATGCCGTCGGCAACCAGATCAAAGGCACGGTCGTCCCGGATATGAAGGGTTGCAAACAGCCGTCCCCCTTCAAATCGGAAGTTGTCAGCATACCCGAGGATATTGCTGACGCTGCCCTGATTGTGCGTATCCATGAGAGGGAGTCGAGACGCTACCCGGACAGCCTCAGCAGTCAGCGTCAGACGCTCGATCCGGCCCGGCATGGGAACCGGGGAATCCGTCGCCACAACCGCCTCCACGGTGCGGTTGTCGCGGTCCAGCGTGGACGGCTCAAAGGTCGCCCGCGCCCTGCGGATTTCGATCTTATCGAGCGAGCGGATAGACATTGCCGTCTCCTCTGAATGCTGATTCCGGCAGGGAATAACCGTGGCCGCGATACGCATATTTCAGATGTTCCCAGTCCAGCCGACCGCCCGCGTCAGTGATCCGCGCATGGTCGAGAATGATGCCTTGCAGGACAGGCACCAGCAGGCCGTGGTGGACGCCGACGAACAGCTTTTGTTCGGTGGGCAGATGCTCAATTGAGACGTGATAGCAGGGGTCATGCAGGCGCATCGGCGGCCTCCTTCGCTTCTCCGAAGGACAGGCCCAGTTCGCGTTCGCGCTCCCGGTCGGAAATGATTTCCGCGTCCAGTTCCTCCACGCTATAGCCTTGTGCCGCAACGGCCCGGCGGCGGGAGGTCAGCCCGGCGGCAATCATGGTCGCAGTCGCCTCCGCGTCCTTGGCCGGGTCGATCCACTCTTGCGCGGGCATGATCCATTCGCAGGCGAACCAGTCGTCCGCGTTGGACTCGAAGTCTGGCGCGTCGATTTCACCCGCCAGAACGGCGGTCGTCACGAACCGCTGAAAGATCGGGCGCAACAGTTGCGGGACGATAACCTGAAACTGGATTGCCTCCACGCGGCGGCGGAACTCCAGCAGCCCGGCCCGGAGGGACGAATAGTTCGCGCCAGTGAGGTCGCCTGTCAGCAGATATTCCGGGACGCCCAGCCCGGCGGCAATGCCGCGAAGCTGGAGCTTGGCGAAGTCCACTGTCTGCTGGGCGTTCTGAGGGCCGCTAAACTTGATGTCGAAACCGGCAGGGAGGACCTTGAGGGTCCCCGGCTCCAGCCCGGACTCCATGACGGAATCTGTGCCAATCCCTTCAAACGGGAAGCCGCTGGCGGAGCCGTTCTGGTCGATCAGGAATCCCGCGAACATGGCGGCGACTTTCGCGGCGACAAGCAAAGCGTCGTCCAACTGGTCCAGTTCGCCCGCTCGGATCAGGACAGGCGCAAGCCACGAAATGCCGCGAACCTGCCCCGGCCCTAGCGGCTTGAACAGATGCACCATGTCGGCGGCGGAAACGCGGACGGGCTGCGCATAGCCTTCAAAGATCGCTGTAGGATCGACCGGGCGGACCCAGTAAGCGACCCGGCGGCCTTCCGCGTCAAACTCCACGCCCGCGATGATGCGACCGCCGGAACTCAGTTCGCCGGTCTGGGCGATGTCCACTTGCTCCGGCGCAATGCGGCGGAGGCGCAAGCCTTCGTCCGTCGTCGCGAGCTGGATAAAGGCTTCGCCGCTCACCACCATGTCCCGGACGGCTCCGGCGGTCAGGCCGGGGAAGTCCGTCCGTTCGTCCAGATCACAGACAGCGGCCCAGCGGTTGAACGCGGCTTGCACCACAGGGCGGCTTTCGCTGTCAGGATGTTGCGGCGTCGGGGTCATGCCCGCGCCGACCAGCGCCGTTACCCATGTCGCGCTTCCGTTATTCAGCCATGGGTTATTCTCCACGGCATAGCTGGCCTTGCGCGCAATGACGGCGCTGCCCGCCAGCGTCTCCGGGCCATAGCTCCCGAACGTCGCGTTGCCCCGCTGCCCGCTGGTCGCGTCAAACCTACGCTGGAGGACATCGCGTCCAGCGGGCCGGGTCTGACGGCGACCGAATAGCCGGGAGAGAGGCGACGGCAAGCGCATGTCAGTTGCCCGACACCGTGCCCGCAAGCGCAACACGAATGTTGCTCAGATAGCGGGTCGCATTGATAGACAGGCCGTCGCGGAGAGCCGGGGCCGCTTCGTCGATAACATCGAACCCGTCAAAGCCGGGCCAGACGTGAATGAAAATCGGGCGGTCCTCCTCCCAATAGAGAGGCGGTAACGCCTTGATCGACTTAACCGCGTCGGCGCGGAGGCGGGCGTTATCGTCATTGTTGAAAACGATGGTCGCCGCGTTGTCGTCATTCGGATCGCCCGGACGGGTACGGCGAGCGCCCTGAAAACCGGCAACCTGATTCAGGATCGACGCCACCATTTTCGGGCGGTCGGTCGTGCGCGCCAGTTCGACCGCAAGCGCAAGCTGAGCGACATCGGCAAGAACGAAGTCACGACGCTTGCCCTGACTGCTATTCGGCGTGAACGTCGCCAGCCCGTAGGCGGTGTAATAGCGGGTCAGGGTCGCCGGGCTTGCGCCGATGGCAGCTTGAACCTGACCGCCGCTGAACGTCATATCGTCCAGCCGTTCCAAAAGTGTTTTCTCGACCATGCGGGCCTCCGATTGCTGAGTCGGTGGCCACCATAGGTCAAAACTTCGGATGTGAAAAGGAAAACATCATCTCTGAAATAGTATCTTGCCGTCGCACTGCGAATCGGCTATCAGAGATGTTCCGGACAGGAGGTTAGTCGTGGGGACCGTCCTTTTGTCTGGTAGCTTCGGGCGTCTCCTAACGACGAAGTGATTTCCGGGAAGGCCGGGCAGGGAGTTGGTTACGCCCTGTCCGGCCTTCTTGTTTCTGTTCTTGCTGAAAGTTGGTATGCCGCCCTCCAATGCATTCTGCATTTGGCAACGGGGGAAAGTGGCATGGCGAATATCTGGCGTAAGAAATCATTGACGCTCGCGGAGTGGTCCGCGCTCCAGAATGACTTCGCGAATCTTCAAATGGTAACTGGTGCCCCGGCGAACTTGGCAATGTTCGTTAAGGGACAGGCAGGCGAACCAACGGATGACATTTACATCACCGGACCGGGCATTGAAGCAATTGAGGCGCGATCCCCCGGCGGCTGGGAGGATGCGGACGCGCCCTCGGGCAATGGCGTGTCGCTGCTGGTCGGCGAAGGCGACCCTTGGAGCCTGTTTGGCATCAATAAGCCGGTCTGACGGGGCAACTCAGTGGAATGGCTTCGGATCGGTTTGGCCGCAATCATAACGACGGCAATCTCGGTTGGCGCTTTCGACTATTTTCATCGGCGTCAAAAACGTCGGGAGGCCGAAAACCCGGATCATAAGGAGGACGAAAAGCAGCGCG